CTCTTGGTCGGCCTCCGTCAACGGACACTCGACGATATTCTCGCCGGCATCATTTACCACCCGACAAGAATACAGGTCAATCAAACGAAAGCCGGACGGGTTCGGATCCTCACCCTCACCCGCTGGCGTCGTGCCGTCTGGAATACTTTGAAGCCTCGTGCCAGGCACCGCCGGATGATTATCCACCAACTCGGCAAACAAATCCGGTCGCAACACCGCGATGCGACGCAACGACTGATTGACAAACCCCAGCATGTCGTCATCTGACAACCGCCGCACCGGACCACCGGCCCGTCCCGGGACTACCCGCCGCACCGCCTCAACCACCTCACGACCCTCACACCCGGCCGTGAGTGCGAGCCGCGGCTTGGGGCGAGGGGGGGGTCGAGCCAACATGGGGGGGATTGGACGCGGGGGTTTCTGCCGGCCGGCCGGCTAATGTGGCTCCGATAGCATGCTCGCGGTTCATACCTTGCATGCGAACAGCGTTGTTGAAGTGCTGCTCTTCCATGTGAGTGTAGGTGCCAGTGTACGCCTCTACCGGCGGCTCGCCCTCATCCAAATCACCGATGTCGACGGTGTAGACATCCGGGTTGGCGACTACTCGGGACGGGATAAACCGCTCCGGGTGGGCCACCTCCTCGGTCACCTCGTCCATATCCGGGCGTTCAGCGTAGGACGGGTCCCAGGAATAGATCCTGCCCGTCCCACGCTGACGCAAAAACCGATCCGACATGAACCGCTACCCGGACGGACTAAGCTACCGCGATAGAGTCCTCAATGGACTCGGTGGTCTCGTAGAAGTTGAGGTCCACCACGATCGCCCAGACATCAACGACGAGAGCAGTGCTCGCCGTACCGGAGGCAACCGTGATGTCGATGGTGTCATCAGCCGAATAATAAACACCAATGCCTTCACGATAGGTCCCAAGAGTGCCGCCACCACGACCATATGCCGATGCTTGGGTTGCAGAATTGCCATTCACATTATCGACATACCGATCTGAATTGCCGGACGTTCCGTCACCTAAATCAAGAGTGACGGCGGCACCATTTACTGTAACCACCCGAACACCAGCGGCCTGCACCAGTGTGTTCGCTTTGACCTGGATCGCTTCGATGACAGAGTTGGCCGTCAGTTTGTCCGAGTATTCCGCGAAGTCAATCCGGCGGCTGATCGCCATGACCCGCTCACTGCCCGCACCGGAGCCAGGGTAAGCGGCTGTTGCTGAAGTAGCCATTGCTATTTCCTCATGTTGAAGGTTGCGGGTTAAATCGTGGAGGGTTGGGTGTTGCCTTGAGCACCGCCAGCGCCATACAGACCACCAACCGTCACAACACCATGCGACAGAGCCTCAGGTTTCACAACCTTATAGCCATACACATGGAAGCCACGAATGATGTTGCCAAACACCTGCTCCGACGTGATGTTCTCGACCCTGGTCGCCTGCCACGCGAAAGTCGTGGCCATTTTATGACCAGCGAGAATGTGGTATTTGTTACCAGTTTCGCGCTTGAGATGCTGCGACTTGTAGATCGTCAAGCCGTCAATCATCCCAATCCGACCATTGCGCATGATGCTCGTGCCATCACCAGCAATCGACGCATCTCGCAAGTCTGAGCGCTTGACCAACGCACACGCCTTGTCCGGCAAGATAATCCACCGATCCTCCTCCGGAGCATTCGCCTCACTCAACACCAACCCCATATTGATGATGAAGTCGATGATGTTTGAAGAATTAAGTGCGATGGGAGACGCGACTGTGCCGAGATTGATGTCACCGGACTCGCGGCCAGCTTTAGCGCCTTCGTTCATGGGAGATACATCAGGCACGATGCCGTTCAGCACATCTTTGTCGACGGCAATCTGCATCTTCTTGGTGGCGTCTTTCGCCCACATGTCCATCAGATTGATGTCGGATTGAATCTTGTCCACATAATCCTCAATCGCGGAGAAGTAGTGGCCCTTGTCAATCAACAACTCAATCGGCGGAGCATCGGGGTGTTCGCTGACAATGCGCTGACCTTTGACATAAGGTTTGACATTGAGCTCTGCCATAGTGCGGATGATGACTTTATCGCCCTGATCCTTAATGTTGCCGATGAAATCTGTATTCGAGATTTCACCAAACACCGTAGTAGGATAGAACAGTTCGACAAGTTTGCCAAGCCACAGTTCGGGGATAAAATTACGCGAATACTGCGGTTTGCCGGGAGCGACTGGGAAGGCCATGGGGGGTCACCTCTGTGTCAGTTTGTAACATTGCCGCTGTTCACCGCAGCCATGATTTCGTTCTGACGCTTCACACGCTCAGGCTCCTTATCTGCATAAAGGCCCCTGCGCACATCGTCATAGAACTGCGAAATCTCGGCGCGGCTCACTGGTGCAGCCTGCTGCTGTTGCTGAGGCTGCGGCACGGCGCGCGAAATACCAGGTGCAATCTGTGCATCCAACTCGCCACGCGCCGCGTTACCCGCGACACCCGGCTGATTGGCCGCACCACCCAGCGACGAACCTGATTCCGCAAGCCACAACTGGAAAACCTTCGCAACACCAGATACATCCAAAGCCCGCTGCGCACTCATCAAAACTGATTGGCGCTGCTGACCCGTCAAAGGATCAGGCTGCAATAGCCACTCCTTAAACGACACATCTCGGTTGATAGCATCCCAGTTCGGAACCTGCGTAGACAGCCCAGACCAGAACATTTGCTCTGCGGTTTGTGCCTGAGCCCGTTCGACATTCGCGACTTTCGGCGCAACATTCTGCAACTGCCCAACAGCCAATTCCAACGCGCGCAACTTCTCATCCACCTGACCGCTCGGATTGCGTGATTCCTCTCGGACCACACGCCGAACCAGATCAATGAGGTCTGCGCCATACTCTTGACTGTCGGCCTCCGTCACCAACGGCTCGGCTGGTGTGGGAGGCTGCTGAACCGCACCGGGAACACCTTGGGCTTGTTGCATCTGCGCTTGCTGCATCTGCGCCTGCTGTGCCTGCAAAGCCGCAATACTGCGATTCGCATCCTCCAACTGCTTGCGCAAAATATCAGACTCACCATTCAGGCCTTCATACATGCCTTGCAGGGTCTTGTATTTGTGCTCGTAGTCGACAGGAACAGCAGGATCCCCCGCCTCGCCGCCGGCAGCATCGCCGTCGTCGTTTGCGGGGTCTGGCGCGGGATTAGCCGCGGGCTGTGCGCCGCCTTCGTCCGGGTAATACTGCTGCCGAAGTTTGGCGACCTCATCAACCTGTGCTTGCGCTTGTGCCGGTAAAGCCATCGGTGAACCTCACTCTGTCATTCAAGGGATTTCTCGAAGGTAGAACACAGTTCCGCCAAAACTTGGCAACGCCCTTGAGCCGCAGCCGTGTTTTCACGGACATATGGAAGTCGTTCTAACTCAACCCTATATCGTCTTTTCAGAAAAGTCAAGGGGGTAGGATTGAATTTTAAAGCCGCCCGGAGGGCCGCCAAATCCTCCGCCGACACATAGAGATCATCACGCTCTTGCATCACTGCCCCCGAGGCTGTACGAGATTAGACATCTGGCCATTATCCACCCCAGCAGTCGGCGCCGGCAAGCTACCGCCCGAAGCCGGACCACCACCTTCCAAAGGCAACGCTTGCTGCTGTTGCTGCTGCATCGCCGCGATCTTGTCCTCCATTTCCATGCGCTCCTTCGACGGCACCACCTCATCAACCGGCATCTGCAACGACTTCGCCAACTCGCGCACAATCGCCGCCATGCCACCACGACCGACAATACTCGACAACACCTCACTCTGAGAGACCGAATTCAAAAACTCGATGCGACGCACATTGACCTGCTCTCGCACCGCCAAGTTCACCGCACCACGCGCAACCACCTCAGCATCACCCTTGATGCCCTCGTCCTCGTCATAACGCATATTGAAAATAAACTGACGCTGCACAATCGGCTTGATGATGTCGTTGTCAATATGCATGATGACCTGACGAATACCCTTGCCGGCAGCACCCATCAACATCGATAACCCGGACGCCGTGCGCCCCGCACCCATCGTATCCAAGTCGCCGGACAAATACGACGGGATGCCGGAATGGTCGTCCGCCATCTTCGCAAACCGCTCATACACCCCCAGCAACTCACTGGCATTGCTTTCCGGCTGAAAGAAAGTCACCGGCGACGCACTGCTGCCAGCAGGATCACTCTTGAACTGATGAATCTGCCACGGATGCAACTCCGTCAACTTCGCCCCATCCGCCAAGCGATCAGTCGCCACCCCAACCTGCGGACCAGAACTGATCCCCATGTTGTCCACCAACGACCGCACCGACGCGTTGCACACCGACTGGATGTCCTCAATCAACTCCGGAATCCCCTTGCCCCAAAACGCACCCGCCACCTTAATGAACGAAGTCATCGCATACGGCTTCTCACCAAGCGGATCATAATTCAACACCGCCTTGATTACCGTATCACCGACGACCCACACATTCGCATCATAATGCCGCTCCATCTCCGGTACATCAGCCGGCGATAACCCCCAATCAACCAAAGTGCGACCATCGATTTTGCCCCAAAACTCCAGAGCATCGTAAACATCCGTCTGCCGAGTGTAGGTCTGGAACTTACGCTCCGCCTCATCCTTCTCCAACTCATGCGCCTGCTGCACCCACGACACCACCGAAGGAGATGCCAACAACATCGCAATCGCATTACTGTCATAACCCGGCACCCCCATCAACTCCGACAAGTCCGCCGAAGTCATCCGATGATGATGGAAAATATAACCATCGTTAAGATGCGAGATGCCCGGCTCAGGATAAATGCGGAACGGATCAACACGCTCATACTCCGGAGCCAACTCCTCCGTCGTCTCGACCTCCGTCCCCCCGGATACCCCGACCGTCCAACCCAACTTCCGCCGACGACGCACAATCGGACCCTTGATGAACGCCGACGGAAAAGTAACCAAGTCCGTGATGAACTCGTTAAACGCATTATTCCAGCCACCCTGCGCAAACTGATCGCTGATTCGACGCTTCATCAACGAAGCCCTGCGATGCGCCACCTCCATAACACGACGTCGATACTCCTCCTCAGCAATCACACGAACACTCTCCTGCTCACCAAGACCACCGGCCTGACCCGTCATCTGAATCATCGACGCAAGCCTCTCGGCAACCATCTGCTTGACCACATCCTGCTCATCCGCCGACAACTCCGGCTTCGGTGTCGGCTTCAAATCCCAAGGCGGGTCACCAGAATCCAGCAAGATGTCACGCAACCACCCCTCACCAGACCGACACTTCGTCTCGGTAATATGCATAAACACATCAGCACCACCATGCTGACGGATCATCGCCAACTTCGCCTTGTCATACTCACCATTACGCTGACTCGATGCCTGCAACATCTTACGCTGAATCGGCATCTTCGCATCATACGCAGCATTCCACCGCGTACGCAAAAACGCCGCCAAACCTGTAATCAACGGGGTCGACTGCTGCGCCTGCGTCCGCAAATCACGCTGACGCTCCTCCTCTTTGAGGATCTCGTTATTGGATACAAGACGGAGCATCTTTCCGATCCTTTCGTCGTTGCCGCTGTCGCCGCCTCTGTTTGCCTTTGCGCCGCATCACTTCGCCAACTTGCCAAGCAAGCCGCCAAGTACCGGCGGGGGGGACGAACCAACAGACAAGTGCTTGTCGTCCGAACGCTTCTTGGCGATGTAACCAACAACACCCAATTGGATGCCAATAATAGGCAGCACCGCCGACAAAATCTCCGCCGCACCACCCGCATCACCACGAAAACCCATGACCATCGTCAACAGCGTCAACAACAGGGTCTCCGTCCCCACGCACCAACCAATAAAGGCGCGCCAACGCGAATTGAACGGGTCTTTGGAATGAAGTTCGGCGCGATAGTTCTTGCCCCACTCCGCCGCCATGAACTCGTCATGCTCCAAATTCCGCTGATGGAACTCATAAGAAACATCACGATCCAACCGCCCAATATCGCCCGCCGACATCTGACTGACCGCAGTCAACACCATGCCAGGTGTCGCTGTCTCACCCTGCCCAACAGCACTGGCAAGGGTCTTGCCAACAGCCGCACCAGCCGGACCAGCCAACAAGCCGCCGACCACCGGCGCACCGAAGCCGATGAGTTTTTTACCTAACTGTTCCCAGTTCATCTCGCACCTCCACGAAACGCATCGATGATGAGGATTTTAGTCCACTCTTGGTGGCCTGGGAAACAATCGCGGATCGCATTCATGGCGAGACGCGAACGCAACACAGCAAACTCGCCCATCAACTCGCCATACTGCAGGCCGGGCGCGACACAACCG